TCTTCAATTTTCTTTTGATTGGCATCTCTTTCTTCCTCTGTTAAAGGAACTACCTCTTCTTTTCCTGGTTCATCAGTATTCTCCTCTGTTTCTGTTGTAGCAGGAGGATCTATATTGTTTATCTTTGATTTATACCCTGTCTTTGTTTTAAGATCTTCAAGAGTTGCTGTGTCCTTAATTTCCTCAGCATTCTGTACTACTTTTAGTCTTGCTTCTTTTAATTCTGTTGTTAATTGTTTTTGAGTATCATCATTTCCTACACCAAGATATTTAAATGCCTCATTAGGAGAGTTCTGTGTAGTCTGACCATCAGATTCTTTTGTCAGTAAGAGTGTGTTTTTATTATCATAAAACTCTACCTTACCAGACTTGGCATAGATTTTTACTTTTACTTTTTTCTTTTTCTTAGTTTGATTATTGCTTGGGTCTTCATATCTATTAAGTGTTACTTCACGCTCAAATGTCTCCTCACCATCAGAGGTTTTATTCCCCTTCTTCCAATTATCATTGTTGGTTTTTTTAGACATTGGCTACCTTACCATCTAGTTATTTATTAGGAAATGTTGAAAAGGAATGGACCTAGCATCCCTTACTTCAAGTGGGTATATCACATGTAAGTTACCCACAACTTCATTCCAGGTATAGTTTCTAAACTTACCCCAATGATAATTTAATCCTTTAAATCCCCATCTATCAACAGACACACAAGCAATCAATGGGTTCTGATCATATCTAATCCTTGGTGTCTTGGGTTGATATACGAAGGTGTAGTACCTACCTACATCAGGAACAACTTCTGTCTCTGTCAGCACTTCCAGGAGAGATTCCATTCTATCATCAGCAGTTGTTTTGTTGATGATATCATCTACAATATACTCTAATCTATTTTCTGCGCTTTCTAGATACTCCTCTTGATCCATAGTTCTTCCTAGTATAATGTTTTTCTGGGAAGATTTGATTCTCCGTCATTATCTGAAACTCAATACCATTATCTTTGGCAAACTCTGATGCTGCTTTCCACTTGGCTTTATTTATCTCAAAAGTTGCACATTCATATAAGTATGACTTGGTGACTCTACTCTTCTTCTCAGGTGGTTTGGTTTGTTTGTCAGGTTTAATCTCAATGATATATCTTTTACCATCACTCTTCTCAATCAAGAAGTCAGGATAGTATCTGTGAACCTTACCATCAGTAGGTGATACATATGGGATTGAGAACTCTTCACTTGCCCACTTCTTTATGCTAGGATTAGTATCACACTCCTTACAGAACCTTCTCTCCCAAGAACTTCTACAAATAATATTGTCAGGGTTCCCCATATACTTGTGAGGATTGGTGGGTTTATATTTTGTCTTCAAAGATTTTCCCACTTCTTGCCTACATAGTAATAGTTATTAGATATATTTATAGATGGCATCACCAGTTGCTGGTAGATTAAATATTGATGATTTAAAGTCAAAGTTCCTTCACACAGCACAGACTAATCAATTTTTTGTAGCCTTCATTCCACCCAAAGGAGTGGTAGATTACATTAAAGAAAAGAAAGGTGTGTCTTGGAATGATATGGGTGGTCAGATTTCATTGCTTTGTAGTGAGGCAAAACTGCCTGGTTCTTCATTTGCTACTCATGATGTAAGGTCTGACTTCATGGGTGTGTCAGAGAAGATGGCATACAGAAGAATGTATGATGAGTCATTCAGTGTGAGTATGTATGTAGACTATGAATATAAAACACTTCATCTGTTTGAAGGGTGGATGGATTATATTGCTGGTAAGCAAGCAACTGGTAGAGGGACCAACAATCAATTCAAAAATTTTAGAGTTGGTAGTAGGATGAACTATCCTAATAGTGATGATGGTAAGTCAGGTTACAGAGCAAACTGTATTGAGGTGGTAAAATTTGACAGGGATATGAATAATAATATAAAATATACAATGATTGAAGGGTTCCCTCTTTCAATTGACCCTGTTGAATTGGCATATGGTCAGGCTGAAATTATGAAACTGACTGTCAACTTCTCCTTTGTAAGATATGTGAGTGAACCATTCCACACTGTACTGCCAGATACTAACCCACAAAAACCAATCCCAGAGAAAAAACCAGAGAAAGAAAAACTTGAAGAGCAACCACTTGCTCTTAACTTCTTAGATAGAAATAATGTGGTTATTTTAAACACTCAGAATTTTGCCTAAATACACACACTGAACTACATCATAGGACAACATGCCTTTACCTAAAATTGCTACTCCAACCTATGAGTTGGAGTTACCTTCCAATGGTCAGAGTATTAAATACAGACCCTTCCTTGTAAAAGAAGAGAAGTTGCTTGTACTTGCTCTTGAATCAGAAGACTCCAAGCAAATTACTTCTGCTATCAAAGCAGTCATCTCAGATTGTATCTTGACAAAGGATGTAAAGATTGACAATCTTCCTACATTTGACATTGAGTTTTTGTTTCTGAACATCAGAGGTAAGTCAGTTGGTGAGGTGGTTGATGTAAATATCATCTGTCCTGATGATGAGGTGACAGAAGTAAAAGTAAAAATTAATCTTGATGCTATTAAGGTTGTGACTGATGAAGCACACACCAAGACAGTGAAGATTGATGATGAATACTTTATGGACATGAGATATCCTTCACTGGACCAGTTCATTAAGAACAACTTTGAATTTGATAATCCAGATATGGACCAGTCATTTGAAGTGATTGGTAGATGTATTGAGAAAGTTTATAACAGTGATGAGGTATGGTCTACTGATGATGAGAGTCCAGAAGAAGTGAAGAACTTCCTTGAACAGTTGAACTCAACACAGTTCAAAGAGATTGAAAAGTTCTTTAGTACTATGCCCAAACTTTCTCACACCATTGATGTGAAGAACCCAAATACAAAGAAGAAAAGTAAAGTAACTTTGGAGGGACTGTCAAGTTTTTTCGCATAGGCATGGCACATATGGATATGCTGTCATACTATAAGTTGAATTTTGCCTTGATGCAGTACCATAAATATTCATTAACTGAGATTGAAAATATGATACCCTGGGAAAGGGAGATCTACACTATGCTTTTGGAACAACATCTTAAAGATGAAGAAGAAAAAGCAAAAGCTGCTAGGGCAAAACGTTAATGAATGAAATTCCTGAGGGTTTAGAAGATCTACTAAATGAAATCAGAGGTGGTGGTAAGACTGCTACTGGTGCTCCTACGCCCAAAAGGAAATCAAAAGAAAAATTAGTCACAGAACAGATTGATCCAAGAGTTCTCAGACTCATAGGTCAAGAGGATGTAAGTGACCTTGATTATGATACATATAAAACTCTTCTCAAAGAGAAGATGATGGCTGGTAGGATGTCTGGTAGTCAGATGCCTACTGAGGAAGTTGAATTACTCACAGATGAATTCAAAAGAGTAAAAGGTAAGGAAGGAAGATTCAAAGCAAAACCAAAGAAAATAAAATTTGATAATTTTATTGGTAAAACTAAGTCCACAGCAGCTAAATCTTCAATAACAAAACCAGACTTTGGTCTGAAAGCATTACCTTCTGCCATTGCATCACAAGTATCAGAGGGTCCAAGTGAAGAGGATTCTACTGGTGAGATTGCAGTTAAGATGCTGTCACCAAACATTGATGAACTGCAAAAAACAATGGAGGGTATCTTAGAGACCCTTAAAAAGCAGGTCAAACTTGACAAGAAAGAGGAGAGAGAAGAGGATGCTTTGGAAACAAAGCAGAAGAGAGCAGAAAAAGAAAAAGATTTAGAGAAAGGACCAAAAGATAAAGATCCAAAGGCAGTAGGTAAGAAGGTAGTCAAACCTGTTAAGGGTATCTTTGATATGTTGTTTGACTTCATCAAGAATATCTTGTTGGGTGGTGCTCTTTTATTCTTATTGAATGTGTTGAAGGATCCTGCTAAGATGCTTCAACCTTTTGTTGATATGTTGAATGGAGTTCTTAACTTCTTCAATGGTATCATCAGAGCAATCAATGGTTTCATAGATGGCATCAATAGATTTGTATTTGGTCCAATCAATACCTTCCTGTTAAATCCCATACATGCATCATTCAACTTCCTTGAAGATAGGATTAATGATGTCATAGGTTTATTTGGTGGTGACCCATTAAACAATATTCCAGATCAACCACCTGCCCTTGCTCTTCCAAAGATACCAGAGATACCACCCTACGATCCATTCAATGTTCTTCCACAGAATAATAAGCAAGCACCACCACCAAATGTACCTGCCCAAGGTATGGCAGAGGGTGGAATTGTATTAAATAATCAGAATACTTTTGGTGATGTAAATGTCCAAACCATGTCAGAAGGTGGCAAGGTCAATAGCAACACAGGACAGAAAGTAAGGGGCATGGGTGCTGACACTCAGATGGTTGCATTGCAACCTGGTGAGATTGTAATGAGCAAACCTGCTGTTCAGTATCATGGTGCTAATAAACTACTTTCAATGAACAAGGAAGGTGGTGGAACAAATGTTCCTAAGCAAGGCACAGTAACTGGTATGCAAGGTGGTGGTATGGTTGGATATGGTTCCAATCTAAGTTATAAAAGTCCTGTTCCTGGTTATCCAAACTATGAAAAACCAAGTGATTCTTTTGGACAATTTTTTGCTCAAATATACAAATCTGCTAAGAAGTATGGTGATCCATTCCCAGAAGTTGTTGCTGCACAAGCAGTAGAGGAGAGCAACTTTGGTAAGTCAATGCTTGCAAAGGAAGCATTTAATTTGTTTGGTCAGGATGCTCCTCCATCATATCCTGCATCAAGAAAATATGATTATATTGATCCTATTGAGGGAAAACATACTGCTATTAAGTTCAAGAGTTTTGATGAGTCTGTTAAGTACAGAGTTAAACTCTGGAAGCAATATTATGGTTCTGCCAAAACACCAAGTGAAGCCATCAGAAATATTGCTGCTGAAGGATATAATCCACACTCAGTATATCCTGGTAAGATTGAGTCAGTGATGAGAGAGTATGGCATTGTTCCAAATCTTCCAAGTCCAATAAAGAGTTCTGTCACTCCTACCACAAAAAAAGTATCATCAGAACCTGCTGTTGACAATAGATCCATGCTTGAAAAAGGTTTGGATTGGGCTATGACCAAGGGTAGACAAATACTTGGTTTTTCAAATGGTGGTATTGTAGGTGGAACAGCAGGGAGTCCTAAAGACCCTAAGAATAGAAAAATATTTTTACATTGGACTGGTGGTTTCCATGATGGTAATTCACCTAAGTATCATCAGGTATTCAATGGTGCTGGCAAACCAATGACTGCTGGTGTTAATTATGGTGTAGATAAGAATTCACATACAAAAGGTGCCAATACAAATTCAGTAGGATTATCTGCTGCTGCTTTGGGTCATACAGGAATGACACCAAGATATTATGATGACAAAAAAGGTTGGGCAGAAAGTCCTCTTACCAATGCTCAAACAACTGCCATGGCAAAAGAAGCAGCTGGATTGATGAGAGCATATGGTCAGACTGCTGCTGATGTTAATAAGAATGTAATGACTCATGGTGAGTGGGAAAGACATGCTGTAAAGACTGGCAAACTTCCTGCACCAGTGCAGAGATGGGACCTAGACTCCCTCACACCTGGTCCTTACAGTCACCCTGGTGGTTTCTGGTCTACTCAACAAGTATATTCTAAGGGTGGCAACCAGATGAGGGCAAAGATTAAGTCATTCTTGTCTGGTTCTCCTCCACCAACAGCAGGAGCAAGAGCAGAGTTTACATCAGCAGCAGGTGTGGATGCTACTAATTTTGGTGTCTTTAAGAGCATGACCCAGCAACAGAGAAGTGCATTCCTTTCATCACAGATAGGTGAAACTGTTGGTGGTGCAAGAGTCACAGAGAAATTACAATTTCAACTACAAAAGTATCAGATAGCAGAAGCAGATTTTAAGAAGAAACAAGCAACACAGGCAGTGGTATCCCCTGCTGAAGCAGTTACAAGTCCATCTGCTGCTATAACTGGTGGTCCAACAGCACAACCTCCATCAGCACCTATTAGTGAGGCAGATATATTGACTGGTATGGTTGGACCACCACCATCACAAATAGCACCTGGGCAGGTGCCATCATCTGCTGCTGCTGGTGGTGCCAATAATTCTTTACCAAATTTTTCATCAACTGACAGTATGAATACTGAGGCTCTTGTTATCAAATCAATTTACAACATGGTAGGATAAGATGCCCGCTCCAATTGTTGCTGCTGGTCTTAAAGGTTTGCTCTCTGCTGGTGCTAAGCAGGGTGCCAAGAGTTTTCTCAAGAATAAAGCAAAGGATATTGTTAAGAATAAAGCAAAAGACTTTATAAAGAGCAAAGCAAAGAAGAAAGCTGGTGCTCTTGTAAAAAGATCAGATGTCAGGGAGAAGAAAGGTGGTGCTTTGATGAGGGCACTATCTGATGGTGGGGTTCAGGGTATAAAGAAAGGTGCTCTTGTAAAGGTAGAGGACCCTACACTAGAAAAGGGAAATAAGGTTGGGTTTGAAAAACTCAATCAGAAGATAGGTAATATTGTAAAGGTATCACAATCAATTGATGAAGCCTTAAAGCAGCAGTACAATAAAGAAGTACAAGAAAGAAAAGCAAAGAAGCAATTATTAGCAAGGGCAAGAAGAAGAAAGAGAGAAGCACTGCTTGAAGGTGGTAAGAAAGCTGCTGGTGCTCTTGCTGGAACCATTGCAGGTGTGGGTAAAGCATTTAATATCATGGGTTTCCTCACCAACATTTTGCTTGGTGGATTACTTCTCTTCCTTCTTAAAAACTTCAAGAAGATACAGAATGCTTTTAACATAGTAAGAGATAATTTATATGCATTCTTTCTCATAATTAGAGGAGCACTACAAGGATTTAAACTTGGTGTTAAGAAAATCAAAAGTGGAATATCTGCTGGATTTAGAAACTTTACAAAAGGTATAAGGACTAAAACTGCTAAGTTCTTTAATGGGTTTAAGAATCTTATTAAGAAGGGTGCCAATGGAATAGTTAATGGCATCAAAAGACTTGGTAGGGCTATTTTCAATTTTGGTAAGGGCATCTTCACAAGTATTGTAAACTTTGCCAAGAACAACAAGTTCTTAGCTAGGGTCACAGAGTATGCTGATGACCTTGCAAAGATGCTTTCCAAGAAAGGTAAAGCAGCATCCAAGGCTATCAGAAAATTTATGAAGCCTGGTCAAGAGGTTGTTGAGACAGTAGCAAAGAAAGCATCTGGTGTAGCATCAATTGCAAAAAGGGGAATAAGAAGAGCACCAGGCAGACTGATTACTAAACTGTTTGGTAAGGAAGCAGCAAAGAATTTTTCTGGCATCAGTAAGATGATGAAGGGTGTTGCCAAAGCAGCACAGGGTATCAAAATACCCATTGTTGGTCCCATCATTGTTGCTATTTCTTCACTTCTCTCTGGTGACCCACCAACACAAACATTATTCAAAGCAGTTGGTGCTGGTTTAGGTGAGGCACTTGGCACACTGATTCCTATCCCAATTGTAGGCACCATTGTTGGTGGATTAATTGGTGAGTATGGTGGTGATTTACTTTATACACTGCTGCAAGGTGGTGGTATCAAAGCAGTTGGTAAGAAGATATCAGATGACTTTGGAAATGCATTAGAAGCAGGTGGTAAAGCACTTGAATGGTTGAAAGCAGGATATGAAAGGTTCTATGACTCACTTCCAAAAATTAAGATTTCATTCTTTGACATTCTTAAAATGGGAATTCCAGGTGGTGCTGGAATTGTAGGAAGAGCAATTGAATTTTTACTTAGCAAGTTCAATAGTTTCCTGGTTCCAGAACAGTTCAGAGGATTCATTAATTTGATGCTTGATAAGAGACCATTTGTTGATCCCTTCTATCTTCTTGACCCTACAAAAACTGGTGAGAAATTTGGTAAATTGAAGGATGGATTCTTCCCACCTAATGCAGGACTCAATACACCTATTGATTCAGAGGGTAATGTGGTAGGTGGTTTGATGTCAGGTTCAGGAGATGATTTCACTGACAGTGACATCACTGGTGGTGCATTAGATTCAGTTCAACCACAAACTTCAATGCTTCCTCAGACAGGAGGTAACTATACAGGTACAGGATTCCAGAAGCAAGTATATGATTACCTGAAAACAAAGGGTATGACTCATAATCACGCTATGGGATTGATGGCTAACATTATGAGGGAGAGTAGTTTTAGACCAGGTGCAAGAGGTGATGGTGGAAACTCTTGGGGATTGTTCCAGTGGAATAGAGGTGCAGGTAGATTAGATCCAATGGTAGCAGCAGTTCCTGACTGGGAAACTAATTGGAAAGGTCAGATTGACTATGCTCTTGGAGAATTTACAGGACCAGAATATCTTAAAAAACAATTCTCTTCACCACAAGCAGCAGCAGATTGGTGGATGAAAGAGTGGGAGATTCCTGCTGATCCTATTTCTGGTTCAAGAAAACATAGTGATTATCTTGGAGCAGCACCAATGATGTCTAGTGTTCCAGCAGTAGTAACATCTGCTCCACAACAAGCAGAACAACCAGCAGCACAACCACAAACCAAGATCATACCTACTGCTGAGGCAACAGCAGCAAAAGCAACACTTGCTACTATGCGTGAACAAGCAACGCAGATAGAAGCATTGAAAGGTAATAAAGGTACAGGTAAAACTATTAGGTTGAAGAATGTAGGTTCTTTTGTAAGTGGTAGGAATTACATTGGTATGGGTGAGGATAAGTATTTTGATCCAGATGGTATTAGAATCACAAAAGATGAGTTTGAAGCCACATTGGGTGCTCAATCAAGGAGATTGACCAGTCAAAGTGCAGAGACAACAACTCAAACAGTTCAACCACAATCACAGATGGTTCCTAACCCAAGTCATGGACCAACACAAAATGCCTCTGCTATTACAACTAGCACAGGTAGTGGACTGACAGATGTTTTATCACACAGAGCAATGACAGTTAATTATGGTGTTGCATCTGGTCCAGTGAGAACAAGAGGAAGAGGTGGTGGACATGGTGGTGTGGATATAGGAACAGGACAACAGAAAGGATATTATGTTGCCTTTAAGATGAAAGGTACTGTAAGTTTGAACTCTTACTTAAGTGGGTATGGTAATACTCTTATCATTAATGTTGGAGATAAAGACTTCTTGTTTGCTCACCTTGCTCAACCTTCGCCATTGAAGAAGGGCACACCATATAATGGTGAGATAATTGGAGAGATTGGTAATACAGGTAGAGGGACAGGTGAACACTTACACTTTGAGGTAAGACCTCACATGGGAGGTGGAGGTTCTGACATAGACCCTGAACCATATGTGAAGTACCTTGTGATTGGTAAAATGGGTGATGGTTCTCCTGTTGGTACTAATACAGGCACTGTCACTCCAATACCTGGTCCAACAGTACAAACTCCTGGTGATCAAAAAAACATAGTCCCATTACCAGCACCTGTATCATCATCAGGTCTTGAATCCTTTGCTCCTTATGATCAGAATCATTTAGCACTGCTGATGATGAACCAGGGACAAATGCCCAATAGTTCAATGCCTATGCTTAATAAGAGCAGCAGTTCCATAATGAGAAGTGTTCCTATGAATACTGTGTTAAATAACTATTATAAGAAGCAACTCTTAAGTTTACTTTATAAAGTAGGGTAATGGCGAATCCATCTAATCCAGGTGACATTAAGGATTTTAGTATCAGTTCAAACTCCAAGAAGTTTTCAATTGATATTTCACCTAGTATCTCAGAGTTTAGATACTTTGAGAGTGTCCTATCTAATACAGTGACTGCTACTGCTGTGGTTATTGATACTGGTACACAGGCAGGTAGTAAAGTTGGAGAGGGAAGTATCATTGATGCACTCCCTATCAGAGGAGGAGAGCGTACAGATATAAATGTTGTTGATCATAATGAGACTGAACTCCCACTTGAACTATATGTGAATAGAGTTCGTAATAGTAAACCTGGAACACAGAATGAGGTATTCTTTATTGACTTCTCATCCAAGTATTACTTTGCCAATGAACAGTATAGGGTAGTAAAAAGATATAAGGATGCTCCTATCTCCACTCATGTAAAAGATATTGTAAAGGAACTTGGAATTGAAGACATTGATGTAGATGATACAGCAAGCAACTATAACTTCTTTGGTAATGATAGAAAAGCATTTTATATTTTAACTTGGTTGGCATCAAAAGCAATTCCTAATAGTGCTGGTGAAGGTTCAGGTATTGGTGGTGCTGCTGGATACATGTTCTATGAGACAGCAGACAAACATTTCTTCAAGTCAATTGATACTCTCTTGAAAGCAGAACCAAAGAAGAAGTTGATTTATAACAATACAACTCTGATGCCTGATGACCAGGACATTAAAATTTTAAAATATAATATCAATGCTGACATTGATGTTCAACAGAACCTTGCATTAGGTGTGTATAATAATAGAACTTTATACTTTGACCCAGTAAGTTTTACATATGTGGTTCAGAACTTCAACATCAACAACCAAGAAGGAAAGATTGATACTGCTGGTGAAACAACTGCTCCTAGTCTATTGAATCAACAACTTGTTGCGACACCATCAAGACTTATGTCATCTGTGTTGGATGTAGGATACAATGCCGCTGGCAAAGGTGATGACCAGATAGCACAATTTAGAGATGGTGCAGAGACAAAACCAAATGACAATACAACAAAGAATCTTGTGCAAGCCATCATGAGATACAATCAGTTGTTCACCATTCAAACAGAGGTGACTATACCTGGTGACTTCTCAATTAGAGCAGGTGATATGGTTGAATGTACCTTCCCACAAATTGGTGGTAAGGATGGAAAATCTGAAATAAATAATGACACAAGTGGAAAGTATCTGGTAGCTCATGTGTGTCACAGAACTACACCAAGAGATTCTTTCACAAGTCTCACGTTAGTAAGAGATTCATACGGACAAGATAATAAATGATTGATTCAAGTTTTCTAAAATCTCATTTTGTAGGAAGGGATGGATTCATCTGGTGGATAGGACAGGTTGCGCCTAAGGAAACTTGGAAGGGTAATTTAGGCACTGGTGGTGAACTTGCTGATGGAACCAGCAAAGCTGGTTATGGTGAGAGATATAGAGTTCGTATTATGGGTTACCATACTGCGAATAAAGAATTAATTCCTGATGATGAGTTGCCATTTGCCACTGTAATGTATCCAGTCACTGCTGGTAGTGGTGATGCTGGTGCTTCACATACCTCTAACATTACACAGGGCACATTTGTATTTGGTTTCTTCCTTGATGGTGAGGATGCTCAGCAACCTGTCATCATGGGTTGTATTGGATATAATGAATACCAAGAGGTGATGGAGAAGGTTCCAGCCATTGGTTTTAAACCATTCTATGGATTGGATAAAAAGAAACCAGGTGGTGGAGAAACAAAGGAATCTCAGAGTCAAACATTAGTTCAAGTCACAGCAGAACAGGGTGCAACTGATACATCACAGGGGCAGACCACTAATGAGGATCAGGTCACTGGTCCAGCAGCACATAAGCACACATTAACTACATCAAATGCTGATGAAGCAGAATCACCAGAGGCTGTTGTTGAGAAGTCAATACCAAGTGCTAACCCACAAGACCTTCCTATCAAGAACATTCAGAAGGCACTGCAAAGAGCAATCCAAACAATTGAGAAAGCAAAGAGAAGTGTAAGAGAACTAGGAGAGGAGCAAAAGGATAGGATTGAAGATCTTCAAAATCTAATCAATGCTAAGATTGATGAGGCAACAAACTTTGTAGCAGCTGCTATCAAGTATGTTTATCAATTGGTTGAGGAGCAAGTCTTCAATAAGATGGACTTGATGTTCAAGCAAGTCTTCTCAGCAGCAAAACCAAGTGAGAGTGAGAAGGTTAAGACTACTCAAAGTCAAGTCATGGATAAAATGGCTTGCTTCTTCAGGAAGTTATTTGGTGGTCTGATTGGAATGGTCAGAAACTTTATTGCTGATGCTGTCACCAAGATAGTCAATGTTCCAACTTGTTTTGTAGAGAAGTTTGTTGGCAATGTTATGGGTACAATCAGTGGCACAATCAATGGTGCTATGGATGCTGTAAAGGGTATCATTGATAGTGCTGTTGATATGGCAGAGGGTGGACTTGATATTGCTGGTGATGCCATTGGTCTGGTCAGCAAAGTTCTTTCTCTTCTTAATTGTGATGATTTCCCAGATGAGTCTCCTGTAAGTGAGTGGAGTTATCTTTATGGTTCAGGCACACAGTTTGGTAAAGGTGATATTGCAAACATCCTCAATAAAGCAAAGGAGTATGCTGCATCAGCACAAGAGGCAGCAAGTTTTGATGGTGTGTTAGATACATTTAGTTTTGATGGTAACTCACAATTCAATTCACTCCTTGATGCTAAGAGTCAACTTGATGATTGTGTGACTGATGAGTTTCCTTGTGGTCCACCAAAACTAAACATCTTTGGTTCAACAGTTGGTGCAGGTGCTGAGGGCAACATCATTATTAATGCTGCTGGTGAGGTTATTGGTGTTGATATGAAGAGTTTTGGTGTGGGTTATGATGACCAGACCAGAGCAAATGTTAAAGATGATTGTGGTAGAGGAAGAGGTGCTGTCATCAAACCAATATTTGGTGATGTAAACAACCACTTACCATTCAGAAGAATAAAGAAAGGAAAGAATAAAGGAACACCAGCATCAGCACCAGAAAGTATTGGATTTGGTCCCTTCAATCCTCAGGTGTATGAGTTTAATGAGTCTGATGATTATACAGTAAAAGTGCCTGGTTTCAATCCAGAAAATAGAGCATATGGCACACCATCATTTGGTTTGGGTCCTAGCTTTGCTAAACTTGGAAAGAAAACACCAAAGGAACAGTTATCTATTAGAGATCTCACTGGTCTGCCTAAATTCACAACAGAAGTTTTTAGTATCCCAGAAGCAGACCCAGAGGCACAGAAACCACCCAACATTAAATTTGTTCTTAAAAATAGAACTGATGTAGAAAATGTTGAGGTTGACTTTGACTTCTCCTCTGATGACATATCTGCTAGTGGTTCTCAGAAGTATAAACAGAAGCAGGGTGTTGTTGTCATTGACAGAACAAAGAAGGAAGGTGGTAATTTTGTACTAGGACCAAAGAAAAATATTAAAGATGATGAAGGAAAGTTAATTTCTTTTAGAGAGTCATTTGATGGTGGTCATAGACAAAGAGTCATCAAGGATAGAGAATATATTGTTGAAGGATTCCAGTATGATGGAGAGGGATTGATCAATCCATTGAAGATTACTAACAATGGAAAGTGTGTTGTTCTTGATGATGTTTATAATAGAAAAACATTTCTTGTTGAAAAGCAAAACACAGTTAAAGATGCAGCACAAGAACTGTTGATTAAATGGGACCTTGGTAACCCAAGAGAGCAAGGTTTGTTAGATTCTGACCCCACAACTTTCTGGCAAGAAAGATTAGAAAAGAATAACAAATCTGTCAGATTAAGAGATGGTCATGGTGATGACAGAAATGCTACTTATAGAATCACTAGTGGTGATGCTGTATTTAAGATTGGTGCTGATGGTCAGTTGTATATCTCTGGTAAGGGTAAAGTAAGATTACAGTTGAAATATGATGATGACCCTGCTTATGATAAATCAATTCCAGATGGTATTGCTGTGGATAGAATCACAATCAAAGATGATTTTCAAACTTCCATCTGGCAACAAACAAAGAAGGGCACTAAAAAACCCAATAATGGAAAACCAAACAGAAATGTTGAGGAAGAAGGTGAGGACAATGAAGGTATTGAACTTGTCCCTCAAACAAGAATTGAATCTTATTGGGTGGAGAAAACTACACTTGGTGAGGCTAACAAAGACTATGATGACTTAGTTATTTGTGTTAAGAGAGGAAAATTTAAGAAGAAACAAAGAAAAGGTAAGAGAGATTTAATTGTATATGTCTTAAAGGATGAGGTATCAGATCCTGATGTACCACCACCAGAACCTGGTTCTATTCCAATAGGTACTATTGTTCCTCCTCCTGGTAGACCTGATGATGAACCAAGGGCTCCTGTTCTTCCATCATTCCCATCAGGTGGTGGTGCTGGTGGAGGTATTCCTGGTATCTTATCTCCTGGACCTGGAAAGAATTCAACATTCCATCCATTCCCTGGTACTACAACACTTGGAGCTGGTAAGTGGGTTCCTGGTCCCATCCCACCTGGTGGTGGAGGACCACACGTTGGACCTGCTGTGTTCATTCACAATGAAGAACTGATTGGTGAATTGATTGGCAAACAGGGTAAGAAGATGCCCAAACTTGGACCCAAGGGTGGATTTGCCCCCAATTCAGGTGGTGCTGGTGGTGGAACACCTGACCCTGGCAGCATTCCACCTGGTGGCATTGGTCCTGG